ATACCTCTGCCTTCAAACTCAGCAAGTTCTTCAGCACATCTTGCTGTTTCTTCTTGTGTGTTGCATTTTGTTAGAATATAGTTGTGTACGTTTAGTGTCTTGTATTCATCAGGCATAAACCATTCACCTTGACATACACCGTCAAAAGTCTTTTGGTCTACATCTAGTGGAATATATTTTTGTAGTTTGTCTAGACCTTGTTCTTCCATAGCGGCGTTGAACTTGTCTACATCATCGTTAGCATCGCACAACACCACATGCACCTTATCCGCATGACCTGAATAGATCATATCGATTAAGTCTTTGTTTGTAAACCGTGGGATACCGAGTTCGTCAGTTTTCATAAGCATACACTTATTTTAACTTACATTTATGAGATTGTCAAGTCCATTTTCGCCGTCATTTGCCATTTCTTTAGCATATCGGGCTGATAGTTCCATTCGATACATTTCAATTAAAGTGATCATTTGAGATTGCACTTGGGGATTCCTAGTCATCGTGTACTTTCTGGAAAGATCTGTAAGTTTATCCTCAATTTGAGGAGTAGTAAATTGGCTTAAATTTTCTTCCAGAGGATGAAACATTATGAATACTGTCCGTCATATTTTACAAAAATTGATGAGCCAGCGTTATATGTCCATAAGTCAATTACTTTTGGATTTGCATCGTTATCAATTGATAAAGTACTATCTTCAGTTGGCCAGTCATTATGGAATTTTAATGTCGAACCTGCTTCAGTACCAAGTGTTAATGTACGTGTGGTCCCGTCATTAATTAAAATTATTCTCAATCTACCAACTTTTCCTGATTCAGGCCAGTTAGTAGTAGTAAGAGTAATGTCTCCACCTAATGTAAATGTTTGTACCGGACCGTTAGCGAAATCAATATCTTGAGAGGCTTGAAGTGTACCAACAGCATTAAGTTCTTCCGAAACATTTACTAGATTAGCATTTAGGATATTATTTCCTAAAAAGTTATTTGCAGTGTTTTTCTTTGCAGTGTTGTCCTGCAAATCCTCAATCTCCACCTTAGTGGCTACGAAGTTTGATTTAACAACTGAAAAGTTATCTCTAAACCCCTGCGAATCGTTATCTTGTCCTGCTACAGGAAATGATTCGTTAATACTTACGTCATCAATGTTACTTGCCATTTTATATCCTCTCTAATGTTATTTATCAGTGTTATATGTTGTGTTCGTAATTTGCGAATAGTATATATTGATCTTCACTAGTTCCTGTTGTGCTATCAACCACATATCTATCAATATCAAAATCAATTGTTTTAAAGTCGAAATCTTGATTTTGAATATTCAATAATATTTCATCTGCTGTACCTGCTTTGCAATATACAATGGGCACGGCAGTTACATATCCTAATTCTTGTACACTATTTTCTTGTGCAGTTCGCATCCATAATGGTAAAAAGTCTCGTTCAGTAATACCAGTGTCGCTAATACGATCTCGCATATTTTTGATATTTGAAATATACTTTTTGTTGTCTTGACTTTGACTAACTTGTACGGCTGTGCTGTCAATTTTTAGTGTATTACTAATAGGCCTAAATCTATAAGGCTCTGCTTTTGTAATAGTAAATGTTTGTTCTGATACTACTTCACCGCCTGATCGCAATGTTACAGCAATATTACCTACTGTTGGAAAAACAACTCTACCAGATCTTGTAATGATTTCTAAATCGTTACCAATACTTTGAATTGCTATAGTTGGATTGCTAACCCCACGCACATCTAAATCAAATGTGCTTGTTCCACTGCCAAGAGCAGTATTGTCATCTAATGTTTCAAACTGTACACTATCAACTGTGATCTTTTTCGAGCCTTCTCCAGACTTGATAAAGTTTTTAGTATTGCCGTTTGCCGGCATATACGGATCAATAACTTCAATGTATATTACTTCATATACAATATCATTTGACCCGGGATTCTTTGCCACTGCTTTTTTAATAGTACCTAAGTTATAGGATTTACGTTTATGATTTCTAGCAGTAGCGGCAACATAGTTTCTAATGTCTTGTGTAAGTATGCCAGCATATGCTAACATCTTAATATCTTTTTGTACGCCAAATTCAACATCACCACTTCTATAAATTAAGTCTGGTGGGAAAATATTTGGATTTGAAACAAAGGTTTGATAACTATCTCTTATACTTTGTTTTAAGAACGGACGCATATACAAGTTACTATATAAGTTGTCATCAGGATCAACAACTTCTAATGTAAACTCTTGCTCAACTGCACTGTAACCAAATCTATCTTCTGCTTTTATTGTAACTGTAAATTTACGATCAATAATAGTTTTAGCATCATCAAATGTCATAGCACCACTATCAAACACAGTAAGTCCTAAATTATCAGCAGTACCAAATTGATTTACCTTACCAATAATTTCTCCTGTAATATCGAGTACAAGTCCATTAGGTAAACTTCCGCTAGTAATACTATAAAGTAATCTTGAATCAGGAACAGTAGTTTCAGCAACTACTGATAGGGTTGAAATAAAGTTTGCACTAATTTGACCTAAATTACTCGGCGTATTAAATTTGATAGTTGAATCAACTTCACCTAAAATCTTAACAGTAAAAGTTTTGCTTTTTACTGCTAATTCTGAAAATTCATTATCTACACGAGTTGCTTTAACAGTAAATTTGTATTGTTTTGTAACTGCTGGTTGATAAGGTACACGCCCTGCAATTTCACCTGTGCTACTATCAAGTTGCATACCTGGTGGCAATGTGCTTTCACTGCCGTCGTCATTAAGTGTTTCAAGTGTATAAATTAATCTTCCTGAAAGTGTTTCAGTATCTAATACATCAAGGAAAAATGTTAAGTAATTGTTTGCTCGTCTAAATCCTAAATTGGNAGGTGTTAACCAAAGCGGAGTTCGTAAGTATGTGTTGTCAGCACTAAACAATCCGTTTGATAATTGCATATTAGTGTTGTCAGCACGTAAGAAGTCGTCACCTACTAAGTAGATTTGAAACTTACGTTTTTTAAAAGTATCACCGTCACTAACAGTAACAATAAATTCGTAGAACCGATTTAGTTTACGAGGCTGTTTCGTAGGAATACGATCATCATATATTCTTGTGTCATAAAAGAAACTATCGAACCCATTGGCACTTCGTTCTCCAAAGTCAAACGGAAATGTGCCGTATATATTTGCATCATAGTGTCCACTACCGGCTCTTGCATCTAGTGCTAATACAGGTTCAACTACTCCGACAATTCTTCCATCGGGTGTAAGTCTTACTCCCGGAGGCAATTGACCTTCATCATCTGCAATAAAGTATTCAAGTGTGTCACCTGCCGGTAAGTCTGAATCAATTGCTTTCAATTGAAAGTCCAGTACAGTATTATCAAGTACAAAATACTTTGAGTCTGGATCAACTGCTAATAATCCGTCACGTCCTTGTGTAACCCATTCTGGATCATCAGCACCGTCGATTAAAATTACAAATGTTCTATCTTGGATTGCATTAGACGAGTCGGTTGCTCTAAGTACAAATTTAAATTCTGTAAGGCGTTCTACTTCGAATGGAGTACCAACAATGTACAATCCTTCAATTCGTAGTCCGGGCGGCAGTTTGCCACTAATAACCTCAACGTTGGTAATTGTATTTGAAGAAGTGTTTAGGGGAAATGCCAAACGTATCGTTTCGTTTTCAGCAAATAGCCCTAGTTGAGTTCCTGATTTTTGAGTCCAAATGGTCGCCATCTTGATTCCTTATTATATACTATTTATCGGAAAGGAGGCAGAGTGCTAAACAGGATTAGTAATAGTTCCAACGTCAATTGTTAAGTCAGCAACTGAACTGTCGTCTTGAACTCCTGGCTGTGTAATTGTTCCTAAATTAATATCTATTGAGGATCCTAAATATTCAATAATACTAGAAACACTACCAGTAACAGTACCAAAGTTGAAACCGTAAATATCACGAACATCTACTAAATGTACTAAACTTTCTACATTTCTTACGTTGCGAATATTNCGATTCTGACCATCTAAATCGCCGCCAAGTTGCGGAGTAATGTCAGATGCTAATTCAGTTGCTGAATTAATTGTAATACCGTTTGCACCAGTTGTTTGTGTAGTTACATTATTACCACCTGCAATTGAAAATGTATCACCTTCTGATAGTGTAATATCTCCGCTGTCAGTAGAAACAACTAACTGTTGTAATCCGCCAACACTAGAAATAATAACGCCATTTGCATCAGCAGTAATTGTAACATTGCCGCCAGCAACAATCTTTTTAAACTGTAGGTCGAAACCGCTCTTTTGTGCAAACACGCCTTCACCAACTGACCCTAAGTTTGATGCAGTTGTTTGTTCAGGATTTCGATTGTCAAGGTCTGTAAAGTTGTTATTAACTTTTACAAATGCTTCTCTTAAATCGTCACCAGTACCGTCGTTTGCTACGCCACCTATGTTAACTAAATTAATTGCCATACTAATATTTATCCTATTCCGGTTGTCTCTTAATCACAGTCCTCTTTGGACGAGGATATTGAATGCCTGTTGCGGGTCTTAGATTATAATCCTTTTTAGGATACGCTAGACCAGTTAAAGGACGTTCGTAATTATATTTTGCGTGTTTGTTTGGTGATCCCTGCAGATCGTCTGAATCAGTTGGAATATTTGTTGCCGCATCCCATAGTTGATCATCCTCTGCCCATTTGTTTAACAAATACTCTTTCATTTGTTCTTGATTAAAGTGCGGGTATGTTTCTGCAATACAAGCCACCAGTCCGGCTACTTGAGGACTGGCCATTGACGTTCCTGATATTTTACCTATTAGAAACGAACTGTTTCTTGGATCAGTTGTAGAACCGCCTGTCCTTGAACTCATAATATATGTACCCGGAGCGTAAATATCTACACCCGGACCACAGTCACTAAAACTAACTTTTCGATCTAAATCAGCAGTAAGTCCTATGTCAGTTGCACCAACACAAATATTAGGGATGTCATAATCACCATCTACTGTATTGTCATTTGCTGTTGGTGATGTCCCCCGCATGTAGTAAATTGGATTAGATCCGTTAAGTTCAAATGTATTATCCCAATCAGGTCCACCTGGAACATCATGTTTCCATCGTCCGTTACCAGCGGCACCGATAGTAATAACACCTGCATCAATTGCATCTTCGATATCTGCATCTAATGCCGCAACCCTTGACGGAATGCGTTGCCCGGAAATAAATCCCCAATTATTAAGTTGTGCATTAGTAAATGTACCAGTTGCATCAAATGCATTATTTGTTTCAATTACTAAATCGATTTGAGTTGGAGTTGCTTCGTAAAATTTATATTCATATCTTAAAGAAGGATTAAGTTCATCACCGCCTGAGTTAGAAACATGTCCTTCAAAAATTAATCTAAATATTCTAGATCCAGCAGTACCACTAGCACCATAATATACTCTAAACCCTTTTCGATCCCCTCCTGCTATCATTAGTTTTGGTAGTGCCGGAGTGTTTTCGTCAATGCCACTATACTGTGTGGAGCCGCTGCCAAACGTTAGATAACTGTTTGTGCCCATGTATATAGTACTATAATTTTCGCTTAGGTATGTGATATCAAATGGTAAATTAATTGTCCAATATCCATCGTCTGCGCTGCCAACTGTAGGACTGCCACTTGCAGTCAAAGTTGCTGTACTTCCAATAGATTGTGTTCCTAATGATGTTACAGTAGCCGTAGCATCGCCTCCCGTGAATCCAACAATTGTAGCATTTAGGTCTGCTGATGTAGTTGGATCAATACCTTCAGTAACTGTAGTTTCATATGTTATAGTGTAAATTTCGTTGTTAGGTAATGTAGTGCTTCCGATATTCAGATCAATTTCAACAAATCCGCCGTCAACTGATGTTTGTGAATCTGTTTCAGATGCGATTACAGTATTATTAGCACTTCGAATAGTTAAACTTAGATCAATTTCTGATGTGCCTGTTATACCTTGTGTAGCAACGTTGTGTTGTGCTTGAACAGTTGCCGGTCCTTGCACTTGTACTACAATTGGGGTAGAAGGAATTTCTGCAACTTGAAGTTGTATTTCACCACCAGTTCGTGTCCATCCTGCTGGAGTTGATCCAAAGTCACCATTTGGAGTACCTTCAGTTCCGGATGTAGTAATACGTTGCCCTAGACCATCTCCAGGATTACCTGTAAAGTCCTCTAATTTTTCTGTTGAAGTATATACACCGTATGCACCGTCATACACTCTGTCACCGGTCGGTACAAATCGTGTGCCTCGATAAGTCACTGCTGTTATTTGTGAAAATGACCACTCTGTTGGAAAAATACTCATTCCCCAACTGTTGTTTACTACAGTAGGATTTTTATATCCCGTTTCGGGGTTAACGTCCTTTTGCTCGTGAAATGCTCTAATATAATCAAACACGTAAGGAAAGTTACTATTACCAATATCGCCAGCGTAGTAATACAAGTTATATAGGTTTGCGTTTCTTGCCCATCCTTGACGATTACCGCCAACAGTGCCCATTACGTGATTTGCATGATAACTTCCTGGGATAGAGTAAGTATAATTATCTGGAGCATTAATGTCATCTTGGAATTGATTCCAATCAATTAAGTTAATTCTAGTTTGCGAACCGTCGTCTATGTTCATCGCCGAGGGTTGGTCATACTCTGGATGTCCAGTGTATACACCGTTACCGTCACAAATAATACAGTCAACATTTCGACCAGTAGCATTTAGTTGAATAGTAGCAGTAACTTCAGTATCGCCTGCACCCCATTTGCCGCCACCTTCATCCCGATTTTCTCCGTCGACACAGCGTAGTAATCCCCAATTTAAATCTGTATTNGTATTTCCGCTGTTTCTNGCATACACTCCGGTTTGATCAATGATTTCAAACTCGTCAACTTCTAATCCTCGGTCTGCAGGGTTAAGTTCAACGGCTTTTACTCTTGCATCGTTATTAACTAAATCTGCTTCTGCATCAGTAAGCCAGTATTCTGTTGTCCTTGAATTTGGTCTTTGGTTTGCTGTAACAATTGCCCTATCCGGAATATACAATGCACCACCGGGTGTTTGCATATCGTCATAGAAATCATCTAAGTCGTCTTTTGATTTAAGTGTAACCATATACACTCGTTTTAGGACCTTTTTAGCCAAGGACATAGTTTAGGCCTCCAGTTTTAAAATCTTTATCGTAGTAGTAATTGTAGCAGTGCCGCCGGATTTGTTTTTTACAGCCGCATAAATTGTTGTGTTGTCGGCACTGTTCCAGCCAAGTACTGCTGGTCCAAATTCAATTGTTTGGGCACCGTTTGATAAAACTTCTGCAATCACTCCAGCATCTGGTGCAGGATCTTGTCCTTCGCCTCTACTTGCATCTGCTGTTCTTGCCGCTGTTGATGTATAAATTCTTACCCATGCCGCGGCACTTGTTTGTATACTTAATAGTCCGTAACTTTTAAAACCAGTAAACGCAACGTCCTCTGAAATGTCATTTGCAATACTATTAGTTGATACTGCTACAGTATTTCTTGATGCTAGTCCGTCAACATTTCCACCACCAGCATTTGCATCAACATAAGCCTTGACTGCCGCTTCAGTTGGGACTGCTGTATTTGAGTTACCTGCTAGTGTAGTATCTGAACTAAATTCTGAAATTGTAACACCTGATAAAAATCCAATGCTTCCAGCATTTGTTAATGATACACCAGTTAAACTAGAAACAAAACTAAAGTTTCCTGAGCCATCAGTTGTTAATACATTATTAGCACTACCGTCAGTAATGCCTAAGTCTGTTAATGATTCCGGAGAATCGGTAATTCCAAATTCTGCAATAGTTGTTGGCTTAGTTTGAATGTCGTCCCATTCTGGTTCGTTTGTAGAATTAATCCAAGACAGTCCATTCCATTTAAGTATTTGATCTCCGGCAACGCTAGTAATACTTGTGTCATCTAAATCCGAAACTTGATAAACCGGTTTGCTAGTTACGTTGTTCCAGTCTAAGTAATAAGAGCCGTCAAACCCGTCGAGCGTGTCTGCATTTAGTCCACTACCTCCTGATGTAATATCGTCTGCTGGAATCCATTTATTTTCTAACCATTTTAATACTTGTCCGTTAGTCGGAGGTATAGATGATGTATCAACATCGGACATGTCGTCAATGTCAGTTGGTACAATTGGTTTGTTACTTAGATCATTATAACTACCAGTAGTAGCAATATTTGCAAGATTTGGTCTACCTGTAATTTCGTTATAAGCAATTGAATTGTTTACCCAAGCATCGCCGTTGTATTTTAAAATTTGATTTACGGATGGTGCTGTAAGTGTTACATCAGTTAACCCATCAAGGGCTGATNCGCCAC